GGCCAATACGCCCTGTCGATCACCGTCGAGCGCATGAGTTAACGCTGTGGCGCGCCTCATGACCCAGCAGGAACGCATACAGGCGGCCTCGCAGCCGTTCAGTGCGCCGATCTCGATACCAGCGCCGGTCAAGGGGTGGAATTCGCGGGACGAATTCGATGCGATGGACCCCCTCGATGCGGTGCAGCTCGACAACTGGTTTCCCGACGCGGGCGGCATCTTCCTCCGCAATGGCTCGCAAATGTTCGCGAGCGGGCTGGGCGCCAGTCAGGTTGCCACCCTGGCGGAATACAGCGCGGGCGCAACAAATAAGCTGCTGGCGGCTTGCTCTGGCCAGATTTGGGACATCTCGAACGGAGGGGTCACCGGGACAGGATTTGCTATAGGCGTGAGCGCGATCGGCTTTGGTGCCATCGGGGCCGGATCAGGCCAGCCGGTATCGCTCGGCAGCGGGTTCGGAAGTGACCAGTGGCAGACGGTCAACTTCCTGCAAAACCTGTTCTTCGCCAACGGCGTCGATCCGATGCAGGTCTTCAACGGGACAACTCTGGCCCCGGCAACCTTTACGGGCCTGACGGGAACGCCGCTATGGGGCGTCTGGGAGTACCAGCAGCGACTGTTCTTCTGGCAGAAGAACTCGACCGGCTTTTGGTATGCACTGCTGAACTCTATCAACGGGCCTTTGGCCTTCTTCGACCTCTCGCCATTCACGCCCCGCGGCGGCAACCTGATTGCGGTCACGACTTCGTCCTACGACGGCGGCAACGGTGTGCTTGACTACATCGTCTTCATCATGTCGACCGGAGATGCGTTGCTCTACGTCGGCAACGACCCGGCGCTCAGCAGCAACTGGCAGCTTCTCGGCAATTACCGAATTTCTCCTCCCGTCAGCCCGCGCGCCGTGTGTGACTACGGCGGCGACAGCTTCCTGACCACGTTCGACGACCATGTGACCCTCCAGCAGATGTTCACCGCGTTGCGGCTGGGCGAGATGGCGCCGCGGTCGAAAGTGTCGAAGGCGGTGCAGCTGGCGGTGCAGCAGGGGCAGAACCTGTTCGGCTGGCAGGCGATGTACTATCCGCGCGGCCGCTCGCTTCTGTTCAACATCCCGAATCCCGATGGCACGTTCGACCAACACATCTGCAACACTGGACTGCCTACGCAGCCTTGGTGTCGGTACGTGAATCAAAACGGCTGCTGCTTCGGGCTCTACAACAACCTTCTCTACTTCGGCGCCGCGAATGGGACCGTATTCCAGGCGGATACCGGGAATCTGGACAACCTGGGCGCCATTCAGGCCGTCGCGCAGCCGGCGTGGAACAAGCTTGGGAATGCCCAACGCAAGCGAATCGCGGCGGTGCGGCCGATCCTGCAATCCGTCGGCGCGCTCAGCTACGAGTTTTCGATGGGCTTCGACTATCAGGCGCTCACGATTGCCGACCCGGTTGTGACGCCAGCCAATGGCTCGCCCTGGAACACGTCGCCTTGGAACATCTCGCCTTGGTCGTCCGAATACAGCGTGGACGTTGAATGGCGCGTGGGAGGGGGAACGGGAACGGCCGTTGGGGTGGCGATCTCCATAGCCGCCATGCAGCCGGTTTCGTGGTTCCGGACCGATCTGCGGATGGAGGGGGGCAACGCACTGTGAGCAAATCTGCGGAGATACGAATGACCGAACTCGAGGCGATCGGTAGCTGGCACAAACGCAAGACGCTCGACATTTCGATGACGCGCCCTGGCATCATGGTCGTTACTCATCTCCCGACCGGAGAACATGTGGCTATCTGTGATTCGACAGCCATCGAAGGCGAATTGACCCTGGAACGGGTGCGGGACGCTCTTATGACGCTTAATTTGTCTATCAGCATGGCGCTCGCCGGACATCCCTCGGGGGTCCACTACGAAAATGAAAAGGCAGCCTGATTCGGCGCCTTCTGATGCTGATCTATGGGCATACCAGAGTTTTGGCGCAGTGGGCTGGTGAACGGCTCGGAATTGCGGACTTTGGGCCATGCTCCACAATAGGAGTGCTGCGCCGCGGTGAAATCGCCGCCGTCGCAGTGTTCAATTGCTATCGGCTGCCGAACATCGAAATCAGCTTCGTGGTCGCGGATCCCCGTTGGGCCACACCCGAAGCTGTGAAGGCAATCATTTCCTATCCATTCAAACAGCTTGGTTGCAAACGCCTAACATCTATCACCGAGGTCAAGAACCAGCGCGCGCGCGCGTTCCTCTGCCGTCTCGGGTTCCGTTTTGAAGGCATCCATCCCGACTGCTTACCGTCGGGCGATGCAGTCAGTTATGGGCTACTCCGCAAGGATGCGGCCCGATGGTTGGCAGAGGAAACGCCATGCGAAATTCGCGCCGCGTAGGTACCGATGGGTAAGTCGGCGCCGTCTATCCCACAGCCGCCCACTGCGGCCCAAACTGCTGCGGCCAGCGGTCAGGCGAACACGTCCACAGCCGCCGCCCAGACGGCGCTGAATGATACCAATCAGGTCACGCCATACGGGACGACCAACTACGCGCCGACGGGCAGCTACACTGACCCGCAGGGCGATACGGTCCCGACCTATACGCAGACGACGCAACTCACGCCACTCGCGCAAAACCTGCTGACTGGGTCCGAGCAAACCGCCAATACGCTTCTTCCAACGGCGCAGAACCTCGCCAACCAAACGGCAACCGCGACCACCAATCCGCTCAATTTCAACACTGCGGATTCGCCGATACTGAACTCGTCGCCGCAGCTTATCGATCAGGCGGCGGCCAACGCGACATACAATCAGCAGGCCAGCTATCTCAACCCGCAGTGGCAGCAGCAACAGCAGCAGTTGCAGGATCAGCTATCGCGGCAGGGTATCGGCGTTGGCAGCCAAGCCTATGGCAACGCTGAAACACAGTTCGATAACGCCCAGACGCAGGCCTACCAGCAAGCGGCGGATCAGGCGATATCGACTGGAACACAGGCCGGCTCGCAGTTGTTCGGCATGGCGCAGGCCGGGCAGAATCAGAACATTCAGCAGCAGCAACTTGCCCAACAGCAGCCTCTTTCGCTCCTGTCGCAGCTTTATGGAGCGACGCCGTCGACGCCGACGCAGCCGATTGGCTCGGCGGCGCAGTCCGGCATCAGCCCGGTCGATGTTACGGGCGCGACGGCTACTTCGGATCAGGCGGCTCTTCAGCAGTATCAGGCACAGGTCGCAGCGCAAAACGCAAATACTGGCGCGCTGGGCGGCTTGGCGGCGGCCGGCATTACGGCGGGGGCGATTGCGATATGATCGACCTTTCGCCTCTTGAGAGACATGAGAAGATTGCCCTTGGATTTAGCGGTGGGAAAGACAGCCTCGCGGTTGTCTATCTGCTGCAGCCTTATCTTGACCGGTTGGCGATTTATCACCTCGACACTGGCGATCTTCTCCCCGAAGTCATGGACGTGGTCGACCACGTCCGCGGGTTCGCACCGAACTTTATCACAGTGCGCAGCGACGTGATGGCGTGGCAGGCGGCGAACGGGCTGCCGACTGACCTTCTGCCGTTCGGCTCACACCCGGTTGGGCGCGCGATCGGGCATGAGGCTGCGCGGCTCGTGGGCCGCTACGACTGTTGCTACTCGAACCTGATGCTGCCGCTCTACCAGCGCGTGGTTTCTGATGGCAACACGCTGCTGATCCGAGGCACCAAGCACGCCGATCCACTGCGACTTCCGATGGCCGACGGCGAAAAGAATGATGCCATCGAACTCTGGCTGCCGATCAAGGATTGGTCGAACGCAGAGGTGTTCGATTATCTGCGTTCCGTCGACGCCCCAATTTCCCGCATCTATGATCATGTAACGAACTCTCCCGAGTGCGCGCGGTGCAGTGCCTGGTGGGGTGAGAAGCGCGCGGCATATCTCCGCGAATACCATCCGGCACTGTTCGCTGATTATGCAGCACGGCTACGGATCGTCGCTGATGCCCTCACCGCACCCCTGACAATGCTCGCGCATGAGATGGAGGGGATCTGATGTCCGGATCAATGTCATCCCCCCTCATGCTGGCGATGCTGGCGAACGGCTCGGGCGGCCAGCAGATGGGGATGGATCCGGCGTACGCTGCGGCCCTCCCGCGCCTCAATCTTGCGCAAGGTCTGATCCAAGAGGGGACGCAGACAACCCCGGTACAGTCGTCGAAGTATGGTGGGTTGGCGAGGCTCGCGCAGGCACTGGCCGGCAATTACGCGCTGGATACGGCTACGACGGGGCTGCAGCAGGCGTATGGCCAGCATCAGGCCGCGAATGCGGCAGATGCGGCAAATCTGTTCGGTCCGCAATCAACTGGTTCGCAGCCTCCGGTTCAGTCGCCTACTCCACAGGCAACTACTGCGCCGGCATCGCCAGCACCGCAGGGAGGGTCGGCCGCTCCTTACGCGCCGCTCATAGCGGCCACGGAGCAACGCGACCATATCCCCCCGGGCCAACTCGCAGCCTCTACAAACCTCGAGACTGGTGGCGAGGCCAATCCTGCGACCGCCGTTAACTCGAAAAGCGGCGCGACGGGTCTCAACCAGATTTTGCCAAGCACCGCCGCGCAGCCGGGGTACGGCGTGGCGCCTCTGGCTCCGGGCGATCTGACCAATCCAGAGAAGACAATTCCGTTTGCGGGCGACTACGTGACCGCCCGCGCGAAGGCCGCCGGGCTTGATATGAACGTCCCAGCACAGGCTGCGAAAGCGTGGTCGCTCTATGGCGG